TTAAGAGCATCCTTAATCATTTGACGACAAGGTGCTGGAGTTGAAGATTTAACTGCCTCAATACCCATCATCTTAAGTTTAGGTTCATCGTAATGAACACCTTCACTATCCCAGACGTTCAGGATATAACGCTTCTTAGCAGTCCAGATACCACGTTCAGCGATATTCTCACGCTTCATTTGCATCTTCTGGTCATAGGCATTCACATACGTAGCCAATTCTTGGTAAGAACCTTCAATATACTTTTCAAGTTCCACTTGACAGATCTTATCAAGGAACGAAACAATGCTTTCAGTAGTTTTCTCTCTTCCTTTGAATACAACGTCCACCAAAGGACCCATATTAAGATAGATACTGTCAGTATCTGAGGCAATAACGTAGTCAACATTTTCGGTCTTGAGGATTTTGTTTAAGTAGGTATTCATCTTATGCTCAATCCAGCGAATAGAAACTTGACCAGAAAGAGTAATTGCTTCAGCATTTTCAAGCTTATAATACCTAAAATACTGATTACCAATAGCACCATAGGCAGAGTTAAGTTGAATCTTACGCGCCATCTGGATATTATTATAGCGGGCGATATCCTTTTCTAATTCTTTGGTCTTTGTTTTTTCATACTCCTGTTTGGCGGCAAGCATCTTCTTTTTATAGATGGTGCGATCTTTATAGATCTTTTCCATCAACTCGGGAAGAAATCCGCGAACATCTTTACGGAACATTGCTCCATTAGCACATACAGCATAGTCCTTATACATTTCAAAGTTTAATTCTCCGCCCAGTATCTTATCAACAGTTGCTGTTGGATGCCTCTCATCCAGTAGAGTTTCTGGAGAGATATTGTACTGCATGATTAGGTGTGGATATAGTGAGTTGAGGTCAAAAGAAACAACCCAATCATACATACCTGGAATAGGCTCTTTTACATAAGCACCAGCATACTTTTCATTCTTCTGAGTCATATTCCTTGGAGGGATTACAATATTCCGTTTCTTCAGATATGTGTAGATGATATTATCCCACATTCGCACCTGATAAAATACGTCGGCATAGTTCACTTTAGCGTCATATGCCATCGTCAAAGCAAGTTCAATGAGTTTCATCTTGTCTTCCAAACGGTCAACAAGTTCTACGTCAACGATGTTGTACTCAATAAACTTTTGCCAACCTTGAGTGTAGAAATCCTTAAAGGTATCAAACTCAGAGTGGTCTAGTTTCTTCTGACCAAGTTCTACTTCAGCAATATAGTCAAGACGATAAGATTCCTGTGCCTTATAAGTGAACTTCTTATAAAGATCAAGATAATCAAGCTGGGTCAATCCACCAACATCAAATGTTGTATGCTTACGACCGTTGATATAAACTTCTCCTTCAGTTACAAGACCCCAATTAGAGAAACGCTTCATAAGTTTCTCACCAAGAACACGATTCAGTCTCTTACAGATATACGGAATATCATACAACTGAATGTTCCACCCAGTCACAACGTCAGGAACGTCAACCATCCAATAGTTGATGAAGTGATTCAATAACTCATACTCACTATGGCAGTGATGATAAGTCACATTACTTTGTTTATTATTGAATGGTTTAACTCCCCAAGTAATAATCTTTTTGGTTGTATAATCCTGAATTGTAATTGCCAAGATTTCTTCCGAGCAAGATTCTACATCAGGGAATCCTGCTTCCGAAGCAACCTCAATATCCAGAGTTACAAGTTTGATTTTACTGATATCAAATTTGATTTCATCTTCTGGGTATTTCTCTGAGATGTACTGATAGATGTAACGGTCATTTCCGTAAATCTCAAATCCATCTACACCCTCATACTTACTATAAAATTCACGACAATCTCTAACAGTTCCAGGCTTTACTGGTTCAACAGATTCTCCACCCAATGTCCTATATTTGGAATCTTTTTTAGTTTTGACAAAGAGAGTTGGAAAGAACTCATCTCTAGTCTCAAATCTTTTATCATTTTCTACACCACGAACCAAAAATTGATTTCCAATCAATTGAACATTAGTATAAAATCTCATTCTTTAATAAGGTCCTCGTATTTCTCAAGAAGTAATGAAGTTGGATCTGCAAGAGTAAGAATCTTATCCGAACTCATCATAAAACTGGGTTGCTTTGTATAACCACGAAGAAAAGGTTCCATAGTATGGTCATTTTTTATAACAAATGGTTTTGTTAGTTTACAATCAGGTTCACCAATATCGGCACCAACTTCTTCAATCTGACTGATCAGAATCTGATTGTTCATCAGATACAATATTTTGGTTATCTTCTGTTCCATATTTCAGTACCTTATCCTCATACATTGTTTTTAGTTTATCTGCGGGTTCAACTAAAGTTACAACCCAATCAACAATAACTGGAATCCTAGTATCCTTAGACAAAGGACACCAAGGAAAAATATTGATTTCAAAAGATTTATTTTCTTTATCAAATGATGATTTGTTTGAATTAAGAAGTTTTACCACACAAGGTCTATTAAAGATATACCCTATCACCTTTTGGTTCTCTTCAGAACCAACAACCATCTCTTGTATATCTGCAATTACATCTTCTCCAGATTTTAATATCGCAAGTTTTACAGTCATAATCTTTCAATACCTCCTAACATTTTAACAAGAAAAAAAGGAGGAGTCAACCTGGATTTTGCCAGGTGCTCCTCACGCCGACGATATTCAATTACTATTTATTCTCCACCATCCCCATTACCACCAGAACTTGATCGACTTCTTACAGGAACTGCTTTTCCCTTTGGAATGTTTTTTTGCTTTCCCCCAGAATAAACCGTGTGAGGAATAGAATTCTTATATGCAATTGTTTTGAACTCATCGAAAGATTTCATTTTTTATTTTTATTTAGAGATAGTCTTTTCGCTTATGATGTTCAGGAACAATCCTTCCAAGAGTAACTGTTAAAAGTCCATCCTCAAAATCAACTGACGTAACTTCAGTATCATCAGAAAGCGTCCATGCTCTTTTAAAGCTTCGTTGGGCCAAACCTTTATGAACGTAGTTGGACTCCGATTCCTTATCCTCCTTTTGCCCTTCAACAAAAAGTTTTCCATCTTGCGTATAAACAAAAACTTCTTTTTTCTTAAATCCAGCAAGTGCAAGTTCTAATCTTGATTCTGTATTACTGATTTGGACAAGATTGTATGGAGGATAATTAGACGTTGTTTCATGGAGATTGAATAGGCGATCAAAATATTCATCCATTCCAATACTATTGCGAGTAATTCTGTCCATAAGAGCGGGAAGATCCGCAGAAGTATAACGCATTAGGTTAGTCATTATAGTAGCTCCTTTTTAAAGCGAGTTTGTTTTGTGTGGATCCCGAAGGCATCCATTATTATTTAACCATAAAGCAAAAAGAGAAGCAAGGTAAAAACCGAACTTCTCTTTAGGGTGTTCCGACTTTTGTAGAGTGCCGCACGAATGGCACACTACTATTTATTCTACATCAGCAGTCTTTCCTTTTTTGCCGATATTATACTTCTGCTCTAAAATCCAATCACCCTTGTCCTTATACGCAAGAACTTTGATTTGATTCAGAGGTGCAATATCGTTTACACTGTCTGGTTTTACAACTGTGATTAGTCCCCAATCAGCAAGAAGACGAACAATACGATTACGTCTCTGAACATCATTCACGGTTAGGTTAGCATGTTTGCCATCAAGGGCAAACAGTTCCTTAAAATGAACAATAAAATATCTACCTTGCTTATGAAGAATGTGGCAAGATTGATAGAGTTTTTTCTCCTTACGTGATGCAACTCCGATACGGGTCAGGGTTTCACGAACTTTCAGAAAATCATCAGGTTCATTAAGAATCACCTCTACCATTTGGTCCTGTGACCATTCAACAGTAGGTTCTACCGTAGTAGTCATTTTTTTCCTCCAATATCAAGTCGTTGTTTAATGAAAGTAAGTTGTTCTTTCGTTAAGATTTTCAGTGCTTGAGATGCCTTTTCATTACTATATCTATAGTATTGTTTAACACATTCTAAGTCTGTAACCTTATCCTTTCGGATCCAGGGAGAAAATCTCTTCCGTTTCCTAAGACTATTTAGATAAAACGAATATTGCATATCTTTATCCAACTGGTGATGCATATTCATTTCATTTGCGTACAGTACACAATCAATATGTCCCGACAAACATTTGTTGACGATATAAGGAGGATATGAAGTAATATCTTCTGATAAATCTTCTTTTGTAAAATTAATTGAGTTCAACCAATCCTTCAATTCCATAATTAAATAGCAGCAATTCTTTACGTTGTTTTTGCTCTCGCATATATTCACCAACCGAACGCATTGTATAAGTCAGGTCAAACTCGGCAGCATTCCAATTCTTAAATCGATCCTTTACAAGTTGATCAGAGTTATAACTTACCAATTGATCCATATTATTAGTATCGCAATCAGCAGCAAACTTATCGTGATCAAATCCTTTGTGCATTGATCCTTTGTGCCCATAGAGATTATCCTTAATGTCATAAGGAGGATCGAGATACATAAAAGCACCTTTGTTTCCATCCATGAGATAACCGTATGAGTAATTAGTTATACGCCATTTTTCAATCAACGAAGAATACGCAGGCAGTTTTTCGATCCCGCGCATAGAGAAGTTGGAATTAGATGCTTGCTCTGAAAATGATGAGCTCTCTGTGAGACCACTGAAAGAACACTTATTGACAACATAGAAAGCCACAGCACGATCAAGACTAGGCATATCTTGGTCATTGATCTTCTCCTTAGAAACTAAGAAAAGTTGCCTTGCTTTGTCTGGAGTATTGCAAGTGCTTTTAAGACTTGCAAGTGCATTTGAAAGATCAGTACCAAACATCTGGAGTTGCTGCCAGAAGTTTACCAAAGGTTCATATAAATCATTTACCCAAATATCTATATTTGGATACTTCTTTGTGATATAAATCGCAACACTTCCTCCACCAAGAAATGGTTCGCGGAACTCATCATAGTTACGAAGATCTGGGAAGTAGCGATCTATTTTAGTGCAAGCACGGGACTTACCGCCAGGATACCTTAAACAAGTTTTCAATTGTTTTTGACTAATTGACATTCAATTTCTCCATAATCATTTCATACTTTTCTCGGCGTCTATTTCCAAGATAAGGTTTCATCAATTCAGTCCATCTTTTTGCGGCTTCACCCTGAAGACTAATATGGTAGCAAGGTTTTTGTCCTGCTGCCTTATGAACTGGACCGCCATCACTCCAAGTGATTTTTCTACCATCCATTATAACAGCAACTCTCTCCATAATATCTTGGTCGGTCATAGACATCTTCATGATAAGGTAATCTTTTTCTGTATAAATTTTTCCGTTGGGAAAAGTTCTTGTTCTACCTTTTTTGTAGGACCAAGACCCCTCGCCCTCCCATATACCAGTAACCCAAGCAAGTTCTGTTTCTGTTGGTTCTCTATGCTCGTAAATAGTTCCTTTAGACATAACTTTTAATTACTCCACTTCTATTTAGTAGAGGAGTTATTTTAAAACTACCATAATTTACGCAGTTCATCCATCTTAATTTTATGTTGTATTTCACGAAGTAGATTGTAATCAGTATGATTCAGTTTTTTCTTATTGCAAGAATGGCATAATAATTGCAAATTATATTCTAAATGTCGATATTGCCAAAATCTCCTTAGTGGCAATCTGTGATCTACGCAAATACGTTCCTCACTTCCACATTTACAACATTTTAATTCTTTACCTTTTTTAAATTTATTTCTGGTTTGTATCCACTCATCACTTTTATAAAAATCTTGCCCATCTTTTGCACTATATTTTAATGGGTGATAATCATTAAATCCATTTTTATAATCAGTTGATCCATACAGATATTTTTGATCTAACTTATAATTACCCCTACGTGTTCTTTTTTCTGGACGTAAATGTAAAGGAGTATCAATCGCGTAAAGTGGTTTCTTATTTTTCATTCTACAATACACCTCACAGATATTTGAGTAGTTTTAGTCGCTTCCGCCATTTCACGATATCCAGACCCAACATAAATCTGTCCACCTACAACAGCGACTGCCATGGCACCCCAAAAAATGTAATACCACTTCGCTTTTATTTGATGTTGTTTATTTTTCATCTTCACAAAAACAATTTCTTCTCGTCTGGAGTAATGAGTTTACTTCCATAAATCTCATTATATTTTTTCTTAACTCCAGAATCAACTTCTGCGATATAGACAATATGATTTCTAGAAACAATAAGTTCTGGATTGTCTTTATCAATCACCATAGCCCAAGGAGCAAATCCAACACTTTGTCCTGTTGGAAGAACTACTAAACTATTTTTAATGGTTACAGATTTATCATCCTCAGAAACAACTTCAGCGATGACTTCTTCGCCAGTTACAATACGAAACAGTTTTACATTAATCATTTGAATTCACACTCACACATTATTTCGGTGAGAGCGGCGAGTAAGTTAATCTCTTGGTCTGCACAAAATGCACATTGGTATTGATACTTAGCAATAACAAGAACGGCAGCAGGGATAGATTGGGGAAGTAGGCAATCATAAGCGGCGTCATAAATCCTGCGAAGTAGACTAGAAGCATCGTTATCCAGGTTGGAGACCACCCACTTTCGGACTTCAGGAAAGTTTTTATCCTTAAGGTTTTTAATAAGTTCATTTACAGAGATGTCAGAGAAAGATGCAAGAATACCAGAGTCAATTTTCCCTCCCGTAGAATATCGCTGAATTTCATTCAGAACTCTTCGGAAATCAGGGAAATGTTTTGTAACCAATTCTGCAACGACTTTTTCATCATATTCAATCTTTTCTGCATCCAAGATTGTTTGAAGTCGTTGAAAGAAACTTCCTGCAAGTTGAACTCTTTGCTTCCCTTTGATGGTGAAGTCGATGACTGCACATCGGGAGTGAAGAGGTTCAATAATCTTGTTCTTGTAGTTACAGGTGAAGATGAATCGGCAGTTGTTATAAAATGCCTCAATATTCGCCCGTAGTAGGAGTTGTACATCGTTGCCCGTGTTGTCAGCTTCATCAATGATGATGACTTTGTGTTTAGCAGATCCCGTAAGTGAGACGGTCGAAGCAAAGTTCTTTGCTTGGTTTCGTACAGTATCCAGGAAACGCCCTTCGTCGGATCCATTGATGACATAATAATCTGCCCCCAGTTCGTTACATAATGCTTTCGCAATAGTTGTTTTACCAATACCAGGAGGCCCAGCAAGGAGGAGATTCGGAATCTCACCTTTTGCTACAAACTCCTTAAATGTTTTTTTAGTATCATCAGGGAGAATACAATCATCAATTACTTGAGGACGATATTTCTCCACAAAAAGAAATTCACTTGTCATAATCAAATCTCACCAAGTTTCATACTCTTCATTTCATATTCTTTATATTCACCATCCTTATCAACTTTATCTTCACATTTAATATAAAAGATAATATTAGTACCACTCGCAAGTTGTTCTTCAATCCCTTTCATCGTTCTATATGTTCCAGTTCTCAATTTTTCTGGAAGAGAATTAAATGCATCTTCAAGAGTTTTGATTTGTTCTTGTGTTAGTTCAATCATAATTTAATTTACCCAAGATGGTCGCCTTTCTGGCATACGAAGATAATTAGATGCAACCCAAGGTTTGGATGCAATATACATCTTGTAAGCAGTAAAAGTGTCAATGCTTGTGTCAAGTTTATACTCATCAGGCATAGCACGAACGAAGTTCTCTACCTTGTCTA